CAATCTACTACACTGTGTTCTGCCCTCAGACGCAGAACGACCTTTACGGAAAGCACGAGATTCTCGAGTATGCCCACGGAGAGTATCCGTTCGTTGAACTTCGCCGTGAACGCCTTCGCCGTCCCGTCGTCGAGTCCAGAGGCATTCCTGAAATCCTGTTCACCGACCAGGAGGAACTCAAGGCTCAGCACGATGCCTCAAGAGACAGGACCGCTTTCGAAGTGATGCCTCCGATGACTTGCAGCAGAAGGCTTGCAAGCAACCAGAGAATCGGACCTGGACAGTTGCTCCCCGTTAACAACAAGGACGACTACGCTTGGCTTCCGCCTCCCAGCGGAACTCCTGCAACCGCCTTCAATCTGATGGACAGGATTGAACTCAAGGTCGCCCAGCAGTTCGGCCTCTATCATCCCAACGTCGTGCCCACGCAGACCCAGATGATTCAGCAGTTCGTGGTAAACAACTTCTTCCTTTCTTGGTCGCAGGTGTATCGTCAGATGTTCAGCCTTGCGATGCAGTATATGCTTCCCGAGGAGATTGAGCGTGTCACTGGCGTGGCAATTCCAGTCAACAACATGGACTTGAACCAGATGTTCGACTTCTCGGTTAAGTTCGACGTTCGTGAGTTGGACACCAATTTCGTTCTGGAAAAGTTGAAGGCAATCAACCAGTTCGTCCTGCCTATGGACACTGGAGGCAACATCGACAGGTCTAAACTTATCAAGGCCACGATTGATGCCATCGCACCCGAAACCGCCAAGGACATCTACATTGACCAGAAGACTGCCACCCAGAAGCAGTATCGTGAGGTTCAGAACGACCTTGCACTTATGATGCTCGGCCTTGAGGCCCAGTATGTTGAGAACGACCCGCAGGCAGGTGTCAAGATGCAGGCCATGCAGGACATTCTTTCCAAGAATCCCAAGGCACAGCAGATGGCTCAGGCAGACGGAGTGTTCCAGGCCCTGCTTCAGAACTATCAAAAGAATCTCCAGATGAGCCTAATGCAGCAGCAGAACGCCCAGATTGGCAGAACTGGAGTCACCCCTGTCGGAGACGAACTTAAGGAAAAGATGGCGACTGGTGAACCCATCGAACCCCAACAGGCTTAATGAGTCAAGATATCAAGACCAAGGTTCAGAACTCACTAATCTTTCACCAGAGTGACCTATGGGACTCTGTTATGTGGATTATTGATGAGGCTGAAAAGGCAGAGATGTCAATGGCTGTCGCACAGTCAACCGATGAAGCAAAGCGTTCTCACCAGTGTGGGCGCGCGGAAGGCGTTCAGTTTGTCAAGCAGTTGCTTGATGACACAAGGCGTGAAGCACTCAAGAACGTCAACAGAAATAACTCTTGACTAAATCTGTTTCATTCTTTGATTCTACTTTAGTTTCTGCGTGAACTCAGGAAACGCTGTAAAAAAGACTTATGGATAATACTCCCGCTGATAACGGTGAAGCGCAAAACCCCGTGGAAAACGATGTCGGAATCGTTCAAAACAATCATACGGATTTTAGTTCTCGACTAGAATCGCTCTTGTTCACCGACGAACAGGGGCAGGGCAATTCGGAGTCCCTCGACAATACCGAAGAAGTCCAGACGGAAGACAAGGTTGAAGAAGCCGAAGCAAGCCTCGACGGAGGTGAAGCGGAAGCGGGACTCGACCCCCAGGCAGAGGATGGCACCGATGTTAATTCAAACATTGAAGAAGCAGAGCAAGCCGAACCAGAAGTAAAATCTGACGGCTTCCAGAAGCGTATTGACAAGTTAACTTACCTGCGAAAGCAGGCTGAGGAGCAGGTCGAGAAACTGACGGAAGAGGTCAATTCCTACAAGGCCAAGGTTCAAGAGTTTGAGACGGCGGCATCAGCCCCCGAACCTACTCCTGACAATCCTTTTGCAGACCTAACGGACGAGCAGAAGATTAAGGCCGAGTATGAGACTGCCAGAGAACTTCGGTTCAAGTGCGAAGAAAGTCCTGATGGATTCCAGATTGGAGAGAAATACTTCAGTCCCGAGGAAGTCAGAGCGATGCGTGTCAATGCGATGAAGGCGATGGAACTCCATCTCCCCAAGCAACTCCAGTTTGTCAAGCACAAGCAGGAATTTGACAAGGCTGCCTTCGAACAGTATCCGTGGTATAACAAGCCCGAATCAGCCGAATACAAGTTGGCGCAGGAGGTAATGAAGAACTTCAAGAACTTCAAAAACTATCCCGATGCCAGACTCTTTGTAGGAGACTACGTTCAGGGTTTCATGGCACGGACGGCGAAAAGCATCAAGAAGACCCAGCCTGCAAAGGCTGTTCCTCAGATGAATGTAAAGCCCTCTTCTTCCCCGACTGTATCTGGAAAGGTGGACGCTTCCGCCAGAAACATCGAGTCTCGATATGCGAAGACCCAATCGAGAGATGACCTCAAAAAGGCAGTGTCTAGATTCCTCTAACCCCTAATCCTATCCTACTATGTCTCAACTGTTCGAACGCGACCTTTCCCAGGCCAATAAACTCGGCCGCCGGGAAGAAATCGCCAACCTCATCTCCCTCGTCGATGCGAAGGACACCCCCTTCACGTCTATGGCCCGAAAGGGTTCTCAGCCCCAGCAGACTTTCTTCCGCTGGCAGGTTGACTCCCTCCCGGACCCCAAGACTGATGGTGTCGTCGATGGCACCGACGTTTCCCAGGCCGACTACGACAACTATGTTCGCAATACTTCTGGTGGCACCACCAAGCAGTATCGTGCTGAACTCGGCAACTTCATCCAGATTTTCAGACGCTCCACGAGAGTCTCGAAACTCACCCAGTCCAGCGTGACCAACATCGCTGGCGTTAAGGATGAACTCCAGAACAACGTCTCCAAGGCCATGACCATGCTCAAGCGTGACATGGAAAAGACGATGTGCTCCAGCAACGCTGCTCAGGCTGAAAAGACTGTCGGTGGCGCTCTCGTCCCCTACAAGACCCGTGGACTCGACAAGTGGCTGGTCAAGGCTGCTGACAGAGATACCGCCGAAACCGTTGCCACCCCTCCCGCTGAGTTCTGCCTTCCGTTCGACGCTGGTGATGCCACCTCGTCCTCGCTCGTGACGGGCAACCTGTCCGACCTCACCGAGACGACCCTCCAGAACGTCCTCACGTCCATCTACAAGCAGACCGGTCAGTATAAGACCTACGACTGCCTCGCTGGACCTCTGATGAAGCGTGCGTTCACGAACCTCGTTTTCACGAACAGAGAGTCGACCGCCACCAACCCCCTCGAGTCCCAGCGTGCGTTCAACCGTGACGCTTCCGCCAGCACCTACACCTCCTCGGTGGACGTGTTTGACGGCGACTTCGGACAGTTGAGAATCCACCCGTCGCTGTTCCTCAAGAACTTCTCGGTCGGATACATCATTCCGTTCGACCTCGTGGAAATCCGTTACGGCGGCAACGTGGCTGAAATCACGTCCCTGCCCGACTACGGCGGTGGTCCTGCCAGACTCATCGAGGCTGTGGCTGCTCTCTGCGTCCACAACCCGCTGGCGTTCGGCAAACTCGACCTCGAGTAATCGGTAGGTGTCAGACATTTTCCAAAGTCTGGCTGATGCAATTCCCTCCCACCTCCGCAAGGAGGTGGAGAGGGAACTCATCAATGGTTGGAAACTCAATGAAGTGAAGGATGCTGCCGAAAAGAAGCGGCTTGGCATCTTCCACAAAAACGCAGTAGCAAAGCCAATGGACGGCATCGGGGAACTCCAAGGGAGCATTCCTCTTTCATCTTTTCATTACTGGGGCCAGCGTCTCGGATACGAGTGCTGGGAAGACAAGCAGTTCGTCCGTGAATTCTTCAGGGACAACCCAGAAACTGCTGTCAAAAACAGGCTCAAGCGAACCATGGTTCGTGGAGCAGTATTTACATCTGACGGATACCTTACATGAGAGTAGTTGACTTCGAAACCATCCTTGCCCAGTCACTTCAACTTTGTGGACTGGACAGGCAAAATCTTTCTGATGAAACGTTTTTCCAGATTAGGGATTTTGCCAATTTCAGACTCCGTTACGCATGGGAGTTTGAGATTTGGCCTGAACTCATCAGGACTACGAAAATGACCGTTCAGAACTCAAATGAGGTCTATTATGCGGTCATTCCCAACAATGGAATCGTGACCAACTCTGAAGGGACTTTCAAGATTGACATCGGGACCATCATTAGCGTCACGGCAGAAGACCCCAGGATTGTAGGAAAGGTCAAAGACATCGACTTTTCCTTTGACGAATATGAGCAAAGCCTTGGAAACGGGGTCTTTGACACCGTTCGTAGAATCATCATCAACAACAAGAATACGACGGAGATTTATGTGACTTATCGCATTTCCGTCCCAGAACTAATCGGCAACAGATGGTCTTCTGGCAACTATTACAAGGGTCAGACTGTCTATTGGTCATACTCAAACGACAAGTATTTTGCCCCTACTACCGGGCCTTTCTTTGCTGGCAAAAAGGGCAATTTCTGGAAGTGCATCGCAGACACGACCACACAGCAGCCCAACTTCAACAACAGCGAGTATCCTACTGTCAATGACCACTGGGAAAAGGTCAAGATTCCTCAGTTTTTGAGTCATTATCTAATAAAGGGAATTCATGCCGACTGGTTGAAGTCAGAACTCCAGATTGAACAGGGAATGGCTGTTGAACGTGAAGCCCAAGCACTTCTTGACTTGGAGATTCACAAGGCCATTGTTCAACAAAACAGGCAGCCAAGACTAAAATTTAACCAAACCTACTAATCATGTCCTCATTCGTCAGATTTTCCAGCCCTTTTCTAAAGGGTCTTACGCAGGCTAACACCTCCGTTAGCGCAACCACCGCAGGTGCTGCCGTCACTCTTCTTGCCAAGGCTGAACCACACGAACGTCGTGCGGTTGTCATTGTGCAGAACCAGAACACTACCAACTATGTGTATCTGCTTCTGAATGACAGCAATACCGCTGGACTTCTTGTTCCGCCCCTTGGAGCCGTCACGTTTGACAACTACAACGGCATCATCAAGGCGTATGCCTCTGCTGCCTCAATCGTCCACGTCGCTTACGCAACCGCCTAATGAGCATCACCATCAGCGGAGGAGGAGGGGCCCCCGGCATTACTGTCGAAACGGACCCTACCGCCCTCAAACTTACTGGAGGAACCATTTCTTCCAATTCCAGCACCACCGCCCTTACTGTAATTCAGTCTGGTGCTGGCAATGTCTTGGAACTGCTAGACCAGACTGGAGACACCACCAAGTTTGTGGTAGATAGTTCGGGCAATGTTGGAATTAACACGGACCCGGCTACTGGGTCAACTGTTCTTAACGTAGGTGGATGGGCTAGGGCAAATTATTTTAATGCAATTAATAACTTTCTTGTAAACGGAGTCGACATCAAGGCCCACATCTTCCAGACTTTGTTCGGCGGAGGGGAGGTTTTTACTACCACTAATGACCTCGTTGGAAATATCTATTATATAGATGGAAGCAGCAATGTTTTTGAGAGTGGACAGAATGATTGGCAAGGAAACGGAATTGATTATCCTGTCATCGGAACCATCACGAATGGTTATGGATTTGACAAGCCAACGCTTGCTTTTGTTCAGGTTTCAAGCCAAAGTTCCTATTCATCGCCGGGGACTCCCTTGCTTCAGTTCGAAAGTTCGACAGGAACCGTTTATGTTGAATCTGATGGAAACGGCGGCCTTCAATACAATCCTCCATCTTTCTAATTTATGATTATCACCATCCTCATCTCTCTCACCATTGGTTTCGCTGGCGGCTTCTACGCTGGCATCAAGAACGCCAATTCGTCCAAGGTCGGCAAGGCCAAGGACATTGTTGACCTCATCAACAAGTGAATCAGAAAACGTCAGGATATGCCAGCGACGGAGACCCAGGGTTCATTGGATTGAATTCAAGGGATAACCCTGTCACGCTGCAACCTGGCTATCTGACAAAATCCCAGAACATCCGAATCAACCGTGGCACCGCAAGGACACGGCTTGGTTCAAGAAAGTTCTCCTTTTCGGGCATAGAGACCTCAGAGGTGATGGGGTCGTGCGTGTTCCTTAATTCGGACAAGAAGGAAATGTTCATAATCGTGGTGACCGACGGAATCTACGTTTATGACCCAGATACCAACATCGAGTCTATAAAGATAGAGTTTCCCAGCGGACATACAATCAGCGCTTCTGACGACGTTGACGTTTATCAGGCCCAGAACAAGGTATACATCATCCGTGGACTGAACAA